CGCCGCTGGCGTTAACCGTGCCGCTGCCGTTGGCCAGGTACAGATAATTGCCGCTGATTGTGACCTGGGGCGTCGTCAGTCCGCCGGTCATCGTATCCCCGGCAACCTCGACGAAAGGTGCGGCGGCCGCGGTCGAGCTGCCGGTGCCGCCATTGGCGATCGGCAGCGTGCCGGTGACGCCGTTGGTAAGTTCGACCTGCGCCCAGGCGGGGGCAGACAGCGAGCCGGTATTGCTCAGATAACGGGTGGCTGTGGTATTCTTTGGCAGCCCAGCGATCTGATTGACGAAGGGGGCGTACAACAGATCACCTTGCGCCCAGCTTGCCATCCCGGTGCCGCCGGCCGCGACCCCGAGCGTGCCGGTGACGCCGTTCGTCAGGTTCACCTGATTCCATGCCGGTGCGTTAGCGGCCCCGGTGTTGCTCAGATAGCGGGTTGCGGTCGCATTCTTTGGCAGCGCCGACAGCGCGTTCGCTGCGCTCGCATAGATGATGTCGCCCTGCGCGTAGGCGGTGAGGCCGGTGCCGCCGTTCGCCACCGTCACCGGCGTCGACAACGCCACCGTGCCGCTGCCGGTGATCGGGTTCGGGGTCACCGTAATCCCGGCCCCGGCCGAGATCGAGGTCACCGTGCCGGTGCCGCCGGCAGCCGGCGTCGCCCAGTAGGTGTTGTAGTCAACCGCGTCAGTCTTGGTCAGCACCTGACCGGCGGTGCCGCCCGTCGCCACACCGGGGCCGGTAGCGCCCTGCGGCCCGGTTGCGCCCTGAATGCCGGGAGCGCCAGGCAGCCCCTGCGCGCCGGTGGCGCCGGTCGGGCCGGTCGCACCCGTGGCACCAGGCGTCCCGGCCGCGCCCTGCGGCCCCATCGGCCCGGTGGCACCCGTCGCTCCCGTTTCGCCCTGCGGTCCCGGTGGCCCCGGAAACTCGGCGAAATCGGTGGTCAGCGCGGTGACGAATACCTGCGCGTTGCCCGAAAGCGCGATCGGCTGGTCGTTGCCGGCGCCGGCCGTCGAGCGGTAGACGCTGCGGGATAGAGTCAGCGTGTCGGCATCGTAGGTGCCGGCGCCCGTCTCGCTGTTACCGCCGTCGGCAATGCCGTAGGAGACGACGGCGCCGTCCGGCACGCCAGCCGAGGCAAACGACAGAAAGCCGGCAACCGGCGCGCCCAGCGTGATCGTGCCGGTGCCCGTGGTCGGCGTCGTCACGCGCGCGAGATCGGCGAGCACGTTCATGGGTTGTGGATCGAGATCGTGGACGGTTGCAGCGTGAAGGCGCCGGCCAGCGACGAGATCACGCCGCCGAAATCGACGTAACAGACAAGCTCATCACTCGACGTGTAGTACACGGCGCCGCTGGCGCTGATAGTACTGGCGGGCCAGGTCGCGCCGCCAAGCTCGATGTCGGTGCGGTCGGTGGCCGGATCGGCGATCACGGTGGCTGCAACCATTGCCGCCGCATAGCCGCTTCCGCTGACTTCGCCGGTTACGTCGGCCCGGCTGCTGTGGCCATCCTTGCTCGGCGTGTAGCCCGCCACCAGCATGACGCGGAAGGAATCCGAGGCGAACTGGATCGTGCCGGCCGCCATGCCATCAACGGCGCTGTCGTAGATGAGGCTAGGCAACGTCGCGCTCGATCGCCACGACGCGCCCTTGCGCATCGTGCTGCACCCGGCTGCGCTCGGTGCGCGGCTGCGGTTGCGGCACGGTGATGTTGATGACCGGCGCCTGCGCGGACGCAAGCGGCGGTGCATCGGCCAAGAGCGCGAGTCCCTTTGCGATCATCGGCTCGATATCCTCGGGCGGCGGTTCGGCCTCGGCCGGCGCGCCGGGTTCGCCCGGCGGTCCGGCGGCGCCGTCCTTCAGCTCAGCCAGCCGCACAGCAACCGCGCGCTCGACCCGTAATTCAAACTCGGCGCGCTCGGCGCGCAGCCGCTCCACCTCTAACGCCAGCGTCATTTTTAGATCGCGCTCGATGCGCGCCGCCTGCGCGCCGAGTTCGCCGCCAAGCGCTTCGGCCAGGTCTTCAAGCGGCGCCGACATAGACACTCCTTCGCATCGCAGCGATGGCTTTCGCCGCTGCGGCGTTCTCGTTGGCCGGCGGCGGTGCTGCCGGCGCGTCGGGTGCCGGCGTGGTCGGCTTCGGCGGCGGCTGCGACCAGGCGTCGAGCGGCACGACCTGCTGTTGCACGCGCGGGGAGTCGCCATCCTTGGCGGCCGGCAGGTCTTCGAGCGCACGTGCTTCGTTCGGCGAGTAGATGCCGCCCTGAACGCCGCGGGCCAACGCCTCGATGCGGTCGCGCTGCGCGCTGCGCAGCAATGCCGCGGTGTCGAATTCGAGATATTCCTGCGGCCAGCCGGGCAGGCCGAAAAAGAGGCCGATGCCGCTCTCGATGTGGTTCAGCGCAAACCCGAAAGCGCTCGCCACCCAGGTGCGGATCAGGTCTTCGGTAGCGACGCCCTGCGTCTGCACGCCCCACAGCGACAGCATCGGTAAGGGGATGCGGTAGGCCGTCGCGATGTGCCCGTCGGCGGCACCCAATAGCTCAGCGTGCTGCGCGTCGCGGCTGCTGATGCTCATTTGCTGGAACTTCAGCCCCGACGACAGGATCGGCACGCCGCCGGCGCCCGCGCCGGTCGTCCGCTCCAGCCACATCTGGTAGATTTCCTTGTTCTGCCAATCCTCAAGCGGCTGGTCCGTGGTGAGTACGCCGCTCGGCTTCGATTGGTTTTGCGCCACGGTCAGCGCCTGCTGCACCATCGCCTGGCTGGCGGCGATGTCGGCGGTAGCATTGATCAGCGGCGGGTCGCCTTTGAGCGGGTTGCCGCGTGCATTCAGCTTCAGATGCAGCACGTCGCGGGCCGGAACGCGGCCGAGCGCGCCGTGCGGCAGCACCGCCTCAACGACCGGGTTACCGGCGAGCGAATAGAACACCTGTCCGTTGCTGGCGACGCTGGCCTCGCACGAAGCCGCATCCATCAGGTGCAGCTCGGCCACTTCGAAGCGGTTGTTACGGATCGCGAGCGCGTAGGCGTTGCCGTCGCCGTACAGGTAGCCGACGAGGTTCAGGATGAAGTCCGAACCGCTCTGGTAGCCGTTCGGCTTCAGCATGACGCGCGACAGCGCGCTTGTCGTGACGCGCTCGCGCCCGCCGTCGCCGGTCGAGCGCCAGTGCGAGGGCGGGCACTCGGCGGCGGTCTGCGCGTAGGTGTCGATACAGGCCGCGACGATGGCGCCGCCGCCGGTCTTGATCGGGTCCCAGCCGAGTTGCCAGAAATTCCACGGCCAGGACGGCGGAATGTAGCCGCTGCTGGACCGCGAATTCGGCAGCGCCTTCGGGCGCGGGCGGAAGACGCGCGAGAGCATCCCCGCCCGCATCGGCAATGCCATCAGGCGCCTGTCGCGCCTGTGGTCGATGTGCTCGTGGTCCGCGTGCTGGTCGTCGTGGTGCGAGGCGCAACCGTGGCCGGCGCGCTCGGCAGTGCCGTGCCGTCGGCGAGATACGCCCGCTGCGCTTCCAGCGGCGGCATCGCCCTTTCCTGCGTCGGCGGCGCCTTGTCGTCAGGGTGCATCAGACCGAGTGCGAGAAGGTCGTTTTCCTCCTGCGTCGGGGTCGGCCGCACCGCCGTTCCTTCGGTCGATGCCAGGGTCAGGTTGGTTAGCGTCGCCACCCGCTCCTTGCGGGCCGCGTATTCCTCTTGTGTCGCCATTCGTCGGTAACTCCTTCTCGAAGCGCCGGCGCCGCGCCCGCAGCGCCGGTTTTTGCCATCCGTAGCCGCGTCGCGGTTTTACCAAGTGACGGCCGATGTCCAAGCGACGCTGCCGGTGCGCCGCATTGCCCAGTTCATCGGCAGGATCATGCGCAGCGCCAGCGAGTCCGTTTGAAACATCGAACGGGTCGGCGTTGCCAGTACGCCCGAGCCCTGCGCGCCGGTGGCGATCTGCAACGGCGTCGTGTCTTCAAAGTGCAGTGTCGCTTGGTCGGAGACATCGAAACGCGGCGTGTCGCCCGAAGTGACCATCAGATCGTCGGCATTGACCAGAATGACCATTCCCGCAGGCACCGTCGAGGAAATGACGACCGGATAGCCGAGCAGCCGATTGGCATTGATTTCCGCCTGGAACGGGAAATTTCCGCCTGCGTTCTGGGTCAGCGAGATGGCGATTTGCTGCACCGGGTTCATGATGAACACCAGTTGCCCCATTGCGTTGACGGCAGCGAGCGCGCCGACCAATGCCTTAAGATCGCCGACCAGCGCATTGAAGCCGCCGCCGGCCGTCGCAGTGAGGCCCGAGACGCCGTTGCGGATGCCGGCCGGGCGGATGCTGCTGACTGCCACGTTGTCGATAAACACCGTGTCAACCGCGACTCCGGTATCGTCCATTATCAACTGGCGCAGGATCGTCTCGATTTCCGGTGTCGAGTGCTCGGCGATTTCCCTGGTGTACGACGTGATTACCGCCATTTTCTTGAGGCCGAGCGTCACGGCGGTGAAGGCGGCCTGCCGCACCGGGATCGGCGCGCCTTCGGCAACGAAGCTGCCGGCAATGGTAGGCGTTGCCGCCCGCGTCGGCATACTGATCTGCGCATTGCGGCCGAGCGTGATGCTCATGCCGCGAGCCGACACCGGCTGAAAGATCGAGCCGGCCATGATCGCATTGAACCAAGCTCCCTGCCCGGTAATTGCCAATTCGGCAGCCCAGCCGGCTGTCGTCGTGGTAGCCGGCGCAGTGGCGGCGCGGGTGATCCACTCGTGGACGCCCTTGGTCGCCTCGAAGTCGCCGCGGTCGCCATAGTGCTTGGCAAGAACCAACTCGGGCGGCATCTGAGTCACGTGCGCCAGCGTCTTGGCGAGGAAGTGCCGCAGGATAAAATCCTCGGGCGCGGCTTCCTTACGCTTCGGCTGCGCCCACACCTTCGGTGCGGTATTCGGCAGCGCCTCGGTCGGCCGATACACCGTGATCCGCTCTTTCGGCACGGTGATCGGTTGGGTGGCGTCGCCGAGTGCCTTCTCGGCCTCGACCCAAGCGAAAATCTTGTTTTTAACCTCGCCGATCTTTGCGGTGAGATCACTCACCTTCGCCACGTCCTCGACATCCGGCAGTGCCGCAAGCTGGTCTTGCAGACCGACGACTTCCTGTTGTGCGGTCTGGATGCGTTCGCTGTAGTTCATGATAGTAGCTTTCGATACGGGTGGCTTGTCGGCATGCCCGCCATTAGCCCGCGCCGCGCCTGGCCGATCCCTTCCGGCATGCTCGCCAAAGATCAGTCCGATGCCCTCGCGGGAGAGCCCGAGCGCCTTGGCGATAGCCAGTGCGTTCGGGTTTGCCGGAACCGAGACGAGCGAGCACTCGACCAGCTCGGCCTCGGTGAAACGCAAGCCGCCGCCTTTGCCCAGCGGCTCGAAACTATCGCTGTGAAAACCGACCGAAACGGCGCGCAGCACGCCGGCCTTCACCGCGGCGTGGATCTCGCGCAGCCGCTCCGATACCGGCTCCATCAATTCGAGGCGGCCGGTCAACTCGCCCCTGCGCACGCCGACATCGGCCCATTTGCCGATCGGGAAGCCGGGATCGTGCCCAAACAGCGCCACCGGGTTTTTGCGGAAGCGGTCGAGCTGCCAGCCATCCGGCTCGATCACGTCGCCCATGCGATCGACGCTGCCGTCGGACATGACGAATTCCAGCGGGTCGTCAGCCGGCGGCGGTGCTGCCTGCTCACGCTTGCGCACTTGCATTGCCGTATTCCCGATGTAGAGAGCCGGTGCTAGCCGACCATCGTCCGGTGATTGAAGGCTGGTGTCGTGGTCGCGCCCTTGATTCCCATCGCCAGCGACTGCAAGCCGTCGATCCGGCCCGACGACTTCGCCTTCTCCAGCTTCCGGTTGCCGGCCGGGTCCATCACCACCGTCGCATTGGCGGCGCACATCGTCAGCACCGGGTGCATGCCGTGCCGCAACCGCCCTTGCAGCGCCACCGTCTCCAGCGCATCGAGCGCCGGCGCCATGTCCTTGTAGCCCTGCCCGCACTCCTCAAGCGGCAACAGCGGCACGCCCTCGGCCTGCAATGCCGCCTTCAGTTCGCCGATCCGCCAGCGGTCGAACAGGATCGTGCGGAAGTTCACCTGCCGTCGCAGCTCGGCCAGCCGGTGCGCCACGTAGCGGTAATCGACAGTGACACCCGGCACCGCCGTCAGGTGTCCCTGCTGCACCCACAAATCATACGGCGCCCGGTCGCGCTGCGCCCGCTCCAGCAGCGTGTCGGCCGGCGTCCAGAAGTGACACCACACATTCCAGTGCCCGCGCGGGCCCTCGGCCAACAGCACCAGCGCCGTCAGATCCTGCCGCGACGAGAGATCAAGCCCGCCGTAAACCGGGCCGTTGGCGAAGGCGGCCATATCGGGCGGCCCGCCGTTTGCTTCCCAGACGCTCGCTGACAGAAGCTGCGCCACCGCACTGACGCGCTGGTTCAGGTGCAGGTTGCGAAAGGTGCTCTCGAACGACGGCATCGCCATCGCCTTCTTGGCGAGCTTCGCGATCTCGCCGCGGTTCAGAAAGTCGCCGAGCGCCGGGTTGGCCTTTGCCCAGGTCGCCGGGTCGTCCAGCGCGTCGCTCTCATCCGCACCGAAAAACACCAGCTTGGTGACAGGATCGGCTCCGGTGCGGGCGTAGTCGATCAGTTGCGACATCAGATCTTGTGAAGTCGGCGCCTGCGTCGAAATGACGATCGACAGCGGGTGCGGGTGCGCGCCCATTGCGGTTTCGAGCGCGTCGTACAGTTCGCTGCGCGGCCCGCGCACCTGCCCCAATTCGTCGTGGATCACCAATGCCGGCGACAACCCGTAGGTCGTGCTCGCCTCGGCCGCCAGCGCCCGGTAACGCACGCCGGTCAGCGGCGAGAAGATCTCCTTCGCATGATCTCTCACTACCACAAGGTTCAGGTCGGACAACTCCCGCGACATCCGCGCCATGTTGGCCGCCAGTTCATGCACGATGCCGGCCTGGTGCCGCGACTGCGCCGCCGAGTACACCTGCGCGTTGCGCTGCGCTTCCGGCCCGATCACATGCGTCAGCACCAGCATCGCGCACAGCGCCGTCTTGCCCTGCTTCCGCGGCATCGTGACAATCGCCTGCCGGGTCGGCGTGTCGTAGATCTGCCGGATGATGTCGCGCTGCCACTCCCGCAACACCACAGGCTTGCCCACATCCGCCCCTTCAGGGACGATCAGGTACTTCTCGCAAAATCGGATGATCTTCTCGGAGCGGAGAGCGTCGCTCACGCCACCCTACGGAGCGGCACCGCAGCCAGCCCGCCGATCAGTTCGTCGCCCTGCGCATCAGCCGCGCTCTCGCCTGCCTTCGCCGCCTGCCGCTCGATCCCCCACGCCACCGTCAGCCGCAACAACCGGGAACTCGAAATATATGCCGGCCGCAACGTGCGAATCTCCAGCATCACCAATTTGACCTCGCTGGAACCCACCGGCAAACGCCGCAAACGCCGCCAGCATTCCTCCAGACGCGCCTGCGTCTCGCAGTGATCGGCCAGCAACCCCAACGAACCGACATCAAACCAATCGACAGGCTTGGCTTTCACGATTTCGCGCCAAATCGCCTTCGCTCGCGTCGAAAGATCCTTCGGAGGCAGTTTTGCGGTCTTCGCCGCCCGGTAAAACGCTGCGGCCTTCTCAGCCGCGCTTCTCATGGCAGATCCAGCCGGATCGTTAGATCAGGCAATTTTCGCCACCACCGGCGGTATCTCGGCCGCCGTCTTGCGATTACTTGCCGCCCCCCCGTCTTTGCTCCAGATGTGCTTGGGATCTCTCGGCATTCCCAAGTGATCGTGCCCGAAGTTGAAGCGTTCGATGCGATGGATACTTGCGCTGCTGCCTCGCTCCCTGTGGCCTTGGGCATCGCAGGTGATGCAGAGGGTACGCAGGTTGGTGGGGTCGAGCGCTCGGGCGGGGTTGTCGCTGATGCGCTCGATGTGGTCGATGCGGGCAGCGTAGGGCTTGCGCACCCAGGCATGGCAGACCACGCAGCGGTAGCCGTCCCGGATGAGGATCTGCTTGCGCAGGGTGCGCCACTGCGGGGTCAGGTACAGGGGATGGGGAACCTTCGGCTTGCGCTTGCGGGGGAGCATAAGCAAACTCAATGGTTTAGGTGCGCTGGCTTGTGACCGAGTGGCAATTTCCAGCGTAGATCTAGCGTTGCGAAAGTTTATAAACCCTGTCAAGGGGAAAAATCACATCCCGAAATGCCGGGCCAGAATGCCGAGCGTGCCGAGCAAAATGCCTTTGGCGACGGGCTGGTGCAGCGGTTTGCCGCCCCAGCCTTCGCGGCGCGCCCAGGCGTTGAGCGTGAATTCGCATCCGAGCACGAACCACGCGCAACTGCCGCAGGGTGCGGATTGGCCGCCGAGCGCATCGAGGGCGGCGATTACCCGGCGGCGTGCTCTGTCGCCGCCGTGCGGTTCGCCTTTGCCGGCCAGGATGCGTTCGCCGCCGGTGTAGTCGGATGCGCGCAGCGGGTCGAGGTGCGCCAGGTGGAACAACCGGGCGAATTCCTCACCGGCATGGCGTTCGCGCGGCGCAATCTCGCCGAGCCGCTCCATGCGTTCCAGCATGCTCTCGGCGCGCCACGGCAGGCCGATGCTGCCGTCGCTGTCGGCCAGCGTCTCGGCGTCGCGGGTGATGCGGCCGTGCTGCTGGCGCTCCGGTGTTGGGCCGGTGAAGTACGGCGCGATGGCGTGCAGGAAGCCGGATGCGGGTTTCATCATTCGATCCAGAGATCGCCTAGATCGGCGTCTTTGGTAGTGGCAGAAAGCCGAAACTCACGGTATCGGCCGACGCGGCGCTCTTCGATCATCCCAATTGCCACCATTTGATTGATCGTTCCCCACGCGACATTCGGCAGGCTCCAGATCCAAAACCCACCGTGCCACTCGCCGTCATTGAGTTCTTGTAGAACTCGCCGGACTTTACTGCCGTAGAGCTTTGTCACGTACCGAGCTTCCGGCTGGCGACGAGCATGGCGGCGCGGGCGCGTTCGGCGCGTTGCGAGGATGGCAGCGGGACTGTGACGGGCGTGCCGTTGTGGCACTTGCAGGTACGGACGACGTACCATCCGGCGATGATTGGCGGGCAGCAGCCCCGGCCGCCGCGTTGGTGCAGGTAGCGCACGGCGAGCCAGCGGGCGGCGTTGTGGTGGGCTACCATGTCGCTTTCCCGTCCAGGATGTCGGCGGCGTGGTCAAGCCAATCCTTCGCGGCATCGATGTTGCCGCTATCGAGGCTGGTGCGGGCCTTGGCGATAGCTTGCCGAAGACGCTTCAGCAGCGCCGGAATGGTGACATAGCCGGGCTGTTCCTTCGGACGCTTGGCGAGCATTGCGCCGCTCACAGCGCCGACACCAGCACGGCGATGACCAGCGCCCAGCATGCGAGCGCCAGTGCCACGATGACGGCGGCGGCGGTGCGCGGCGCCAGCTCGGCCGGCTGGTCGAGCTGCCAGCGGATGTTGTCGATGGTTTTCATGGTTTCCCGGCGAAATGGAATTGGCCTTGTGCGAGATAGGCCTCGACGTGGCCCAAGTAGGCTATAAACGCGATATAGATTTCTGACGTATTTTTCGCATTTTCGTAGTCCACATTACATTTCTCGCAAACAAACCATCCGTCGCGTACCGTGCGACGGTATCGGCCTTTCATATGAGCCCACACACCGCCGCTGCCGCCGAGTATGACTCGTTGACAACAGGGACAGCGGTCACGGTAGTTATTCTTATTAACCCATCGTGCAGCATAGACCGTTTCTTTTTCTGGATAGCGTCGCTGGTTGGCGATGCTTTCTTCGGCGGCGCGAGCTGCGCGCTCGGCGGCGCGCTTTGCTTCCCGAGCGGCGCGTCCGGTTTCTTGGATTTCTCGGCTCCACTCGAAGAACGCCGGCATCGCGTCGATTGCCTGATCCGTTGCCTCTTGGATTTTAACTTCGGTATGCGCGTCGCCGGGCCGCATCTTTCCGTGGTGCCAGGCGATGAATACCTCGGCAATTAAGGATTGCACTTCATCTAGGTTTGGCAATTCGCACGCCATGCATGTAAGCACAAGCTGCTTTTCCGTTAGAAGTCGCTGGCGTACTAAGCGGCGCCCTCCTTTGCCGATCTGGATCATTGCGTCACGGTAACGCAATGATCCCCATGATGGTCGTTTCTCAAGACGGTCGATCAGGCGCTTGATGTTGTCAGCCCGCGTATAGCCGAGTTGGGCACCTAGATCGGTTTCGAGCACAAAAGGTTCGCCGTCGTATTCGGTAATCGGTAGTAGCCGAGGATCGAATGGTGGCAGCACGGTCGCCGGTTTTGGCTCCGCGTCGCGGTTCGCCACTGGTAAGTCGTCGAATAGCGAGGGTTGCCGATCGTCGTGGTGCTTCACTCTGCGGCCTCCGCAAATGTCCCGGCGGCGCGGAACAGCTTGTCGATCTCGTCGATGGCGCGGCGGATGTGCGGCGGTGTCGCCTTGCGGCTCTCGGCGGCGCGGGCGTCCTCGATCGCCTGCCATGCTTCCATGCGGGCGTTTCCGTCGAAGGCGTCACTGACAAAGGCGGCCAGGTTATTGAGCCACTGGTCGCGCTTGCCGACGTAGGGCGCGGCAACTTTCGCCTGCACCGTCGCCAGCACGCCGGCCACGAGGTCGTCCACCCCACCACCAAGGCGCGCGTCAGCGCGCACAGGGTCAGAATCTGAATTAAGAATCTTATCTTCTTTGGTGGAGATCTTACGCGCGTCGCGCGTCGCGCGACCCCCGCGCGGAAGAGGCAACTCGCTGTTTTTATTGAATTGAGGTAGATTTTCCGCCCACTTCTTTAGGCGCAAATCGCTTAAAAATATTTCAGTTTCGCAGCGAACTTGTCGCAAACTCGTCGCCGATTCTTCGATTTTGCCGGCTGCGACGAGCCTACGTATGGATGCATTGAGTTGGTTCCTATGAACGCCACAGTGGCGCGCGAGCAGTTCGACACCGATGCTCTCGCCGCGGCTGTAGATCAGCGCGCAGATGGTGATGTAGACGCCGCGGTCGTACGGCTTCAGTTCGAGCGTGCCGGCCAGCCAATCGTCGGCGTAGAAGTCGTGGCGGCGCGCCTTCATGTGCCTTTCTCCCAACGTGCGGCGACGTGCAGCATGTGGTAGCGCACCAAGGCCCAGCCGCCCCAGCACACTTTGCGGTATCCGAGCGCCCAGTAGGCATCGCTGGAATCGACGCCGTGGCACTGCCAGAAGGCGATCGTGGCGTCGATGTCGGCGTGCCAGTTCATGGCATCATCCCACCAGCGTGTCGGAGCCGGGCTTGTTGAGCATGTCGCCTTGTGTCGGCGGCAGGCCGAACGGGTCGTCGGCGGCTTTGGCAGCCGCCTCGAACTCTGCCAGATGGCTCTTGATGCTGTTGCGCTCGGGTTGTGACAGCGCCACCCAGAAGTCGCGGAAGGCTTCGACGCCGCGCAGCGATGCGCTGCGTGCCTCAGCGAGAATGTTGCGCTCTGGCGGCGGCTCGGTATCGCCGCCGGAAGCAAATTCATTAAGCACGTCGGCAGTGTCGGCAACCGTCTCGATGGTAGTGCCGCCGGCGGTGTCGTCGGGACCGATGTCGCGCACTTCCTCGGGCACGTAAAACCCTGATGTCGCGGCAGGAAATACGGTGCGGACACCTTCCGAGACGCACCGGCTGCGGAGCATCTGGCGGGGAAATTTCTTGAACATATCTTTCGCGGCGAGGCCGGCGACGTCAGCGCGTTGCATGTCCCAATCGATGCGCACGGAGCCGCCTTGCGGGTGGCTGAAGGTAGCCGCTGCGGCAGTGTCGGTAAGCTCGTGCCACTCGACCCTGCCGCCGGCTTGGAGGAAGTCGCGCAGCATCGCTTCCGCTTTCTTGGCGGGTCGTCCCTGGATGATGTCGTAATCCTTGACGACCGACATCGGGTGACGGCCTTCGGACTGCGACAGCAGCATCAGTGACAGCGCCTGGTCGGGCGTTCTGACACCAAACAGGCCGCCTTTGGCGACGGCGATTGCCATGCGCTGCATGTCGCCGAGCGGCACGATGTCATTGCTCATGGTCTTCCTCTTGAATGCGCCGCACTCTGAGCGTGCGGATGTCGCGCGCCGGCAGGATCGTTTCCTTGCGGTGCGATGTGGCGTAGGAGAGTTGCCAGCCGGGCAGCCAGCCGGTGCGCGCCTTGCCGATGCGGGTCTTGATCTGATGGTCGATCTCGCCGAGGCGCTTTTCCTCGGCCGCGACGCAGCCTTTCAGCAGCGCGCGCTCGTCGAGCAACGCCGGAAGCTCGTTGTCGGCCGACAGGTCGATCGACGACCCGTCGTCGAGCATTTCGGATAGGCCGGCAGCCTCTGCGGCGCCCGGCAAGGCACCGGAATCGAAGTCGCGCCACCACTGCGCCACCGCGGAAAGGATGCGTTCCTCGGCGAGCGCATGGCGTCTGACGGCCGTGTAGTAGACGGGGAGCGAATTCGACGTGACCATCGTGGCGATGCAGCCCCAGGCGCAATCGCAGCACATGAGCTGCACGAGGGTTTGCAGCACATAGGCGAGCGGCGGCGTGGCGTGCCATTCCTCCCAGCGCTGTGGGCTGGTGGTTTTGATCTCTAAGACGCCGCGGCCCATCTCGCCCGGTCCCCGGCTTTCGATGAAGTAGTCGGGTGTGGCGCCGAGGCGGTGCTGTGGCAGCCGGTGGTAGGTGGTGGCGCGGGCCAGCGTCCAGTGCGGCTTCTCCTCCTGCACGGCGACGGCGACGCCGGGTTCGAGGATGCGGCCCCTCCTCATGCTGCTGTTGTCGGGCGGCGTGGAGGTGCCGGCGTCGGAAGTGCCGCGCATGCGCTCGGCGAGCTGCTGGCGCGAGATATACGGATGGATATCGAAGAGCGCGGCGACGGCGGATGCCGTCACATCCTGCTTGCGCCAGCGCAGCCAATCGGCGGTGCTGGTGATCTCCCAGGTTTCCGCCGGCTCGCTCATTCCGCCGCGCTCCGCAGCGGCAGTTCCGCGTCTGCCGGGCGTAAGAGCGGGCGCACCGTCACGGTGAGCTTCGGTTCGAGCGAGTACCGCTTCTCGGCGCGCAGCTCGCAGATCAGCGCGTCGTCGGCGAAGGCAAGATGATTCAGCGCGTCGAGCGCCAACTTGACGATGTTGTCCAAATCCGGCCGCCCCGGCCGCACCAGGCCGAGCACGGCGGCGGCGCGCTTCTTCTTCGACCACGAGGCGGGGATCGGCAGCTCGGCGCGCAGCACGAGCGACACCGGCTCGACGTAGGTCGAAATCCCAGCGGCCTTCATTTCCGCCTGCGCCGCCATGCGCAGCGCCGCCGCGGCGTTGCGCTGCGGGCTGGGGGTGAACAGGTGGCCGCTGCGAGAGAGGCGCGTGCGGGCATACGCGGTCGGCGCGCCCATCAGGATGATGGTCAGGGGGCGGGTCATATCAGCCGGCCGATTGTGTCGCCGGCCAGAAGCACCGGCTGGATTACGCACCTTTCCTGCCCGTCTTTTCGGACGAAGTTGACGCGCGACACCTTCACCATTCGCGATTTGGTTATGTTGATCGGGCGGAATGGCGTGCCCGAGCCGCGCCGCCCGATCAGCGAATAGCGCGGCCCATATTGATCCGATCGCGGGCGCACCCATCCATCGGCGTCTACTGGCCTCGGTTTCTCGAATTGATTCTCGTATTCATTGCCATCGGTCAGCACGATGTCACGAACCCGGCCGCACCAAAGCGGCGCTTGGACGCTGATTTCGTCGTTCTTGAGCAGGCCGGGTGCAATGAACAACAGCACGGGCTCGCCGCGCTTTTCGTACTCGGAATAAAACTCGTATGGCTCTTTCTCGATGAACATCGACGCCTTGGCTTCCCAATGCGCCAGGCATTTCACCAGTACGCTACCATCGGGATTGAATCGAAGCCGCCGCTCCATCGGATTGCCAGAGCGCCGGATGTCGTCCAGCACGTCGGCAAGGTCGCCGCGCTCGATCCCCGCTCGTGTCACGCATCTAACCAAGGAGTCTTCCTTCAGCAGATCGTGTACGGCTTCGGCAAACAACTCGCCTTGCCGTGCTCTTTCCTGAAACGTCGTCACTCACCCACCCGAAGAACAATCAGGTCGCGATACAGCTTCAGCATCCGCTTGTTGTCTCTAGCCCATTCAACCTGTTGCCCGGTTGCTTGCTGGGTTGACCACGGCACGATGATGCGCCGCTCTAAATGCCAATGATCCTGCGGGCGTCCGCCGATAAATGGACTGAGCATCCCGAATGCGTGATCGATAACCGATCCGTCACTTTCTTGCGTCGGCGAAATGATGTAGGCAATTCGGGTAGCGTGATTGACGGCATAGGCACAAACCTTGCTCCATGCCGCCATGAAGTCGCCGAAGTCCATTTCGGCCATTTCGTTCGGCTCGTTGGAATAGCGGCCAGCGGCCTGCTTCCAATACGGCGGGTCGAGAAAAAGTAGATCGGCTTTGCGCGGCGCATCGTTCGGCCAACCGCTCGTCGCGTCGTGCTGGTGGATCGGCAAATGCGGCGAATAGTGGTTGCCGCGGATGTCCGACGCCCAGATGCGCCGGCCCATCGCTTTCGCGACATCAATGGTAGTGCCAGATCCGGCGAACAGATCCACCACGACTTGGCCGGGGTCGGTGAAAAACCAAAGGAGGTTTTCGACGACCTCCGGCCACAGCGCGCCGAAGTATGATTGCTGGCCGGCATCCTTGTCGGATTTGCCGAATTGCCAGATGTCGAAGTGCTGCCGGGATGCGGGCGCTGTCAGGAAATCCGCATCTGCGGATTTGTTGACAGTCCACTCTCTGATGGTTTCGTGACTTGTCCCAAGAGCATCGGCAATATCGCGGAGGCTCCAGCAATCGAGCCACAGATCCCAGGCTTTCGCCTGGAGAGCGGCGCGCTCGGATTGCCGCACGTCTTTTGTCCACCGCTCGACAGCATCGCGGCTGACTGCGAGCGTAGCGGCGAGTTCGTCAACCCGCTCGCCGTTCGGCAAATACGCCAGCGCCGACCACAAGTAGGCCGCCATGCGCTGCTTGTCGGCGCGCGATAGCTGCTGACCGTGCTCTGCGTTGCGCCGGATCGACTCGCGGATGATCTCGGCGTCGCTAAGGTTGCCGAGATTGATCGCTGCGATTTCCGCGCGGCCATCGCGGACATGCGCCTGCCAGCGGTGATAGCCATCCACGAGGATGCCTTCCCGCGCGACGGCGATCGGCGGCAGGTTGTCGATGGCATCGCGGTAGCGTTCGACCACTTCATCGAGCGGCCGGATGCGCGGATACAGTTCTTTGACGAACCGAACGTCATCGCAACGGATGATGCTGACGCTACTCATGCGGCGCGCTCGGCGCGGGCAGCCGGGGGGGCCAGCCGCCCGCGCCGTCCCGACCGCGGGGGATGTGAGGGGCGGTCAGGGTTGGTGATGCTCACCGCGCGCACTCCTCGGCCTGCCGCCGGGAGGTGATTCGCCGGCCGCGGCGCGGTCGCGGCACCTCCTCGGGCCATGGCGTCTCGGGCGGCCAGGTCTCCAGCATCCAGGCCGATGCACGCTCGGCGCTGGTCGCGCTGATACCGTGCCCGGCCATCAGGCGGGCGAGCGCCTTGCGGTTCGATTCACCGTAGATGCGATTCGCCAGCACGCCGGGCGTGATGCCGGCGTGGCGGCAACGATGCTCGACGAGGATCTTAAGCTGGGCTTGGGTGAACACCATCAGCGAGGTGCTCCGGCAGATTTATCCTATGATGTAGGAAAAATCCTGTCCGCTCCACGGGTAAGATTTCCCGCCTTTTGGTGCCGATTGACGCAAAAATCGCACGAAAGATTCATAATAGGTTAAAGAGTTGGCCGCTCAATCTGTGGGAAAAAATTCCCACCATGCTTTTTCGGATAGGGGTTAGGATGACGATTGCCGCGTTGGAACTGCATCCTGTGTCGATGCCCGCCGACAGCTACGAGGAGGACGAGGCGCCGTGGGCGCTTGATGCTGTCCGCGCCCGCATCGATGCGCGGATGGCGGAACTCGGCAAAACCCGCGGCCAAATCCGAAACGTCAAGCAAGGCTGGGGAAAGAATGGCCCCAGCCTGCGCCTGATGATCAAGATCGCGAAGAGGCTGGACTGGACGCTGCCCGAGCTGCTCGGCATCCGGGTCGCCGATCCGGTGCTCCTGACCTATGCCGTGCGCATCATCTCCGAGGCGTTGTCGCGCACCGACGTACCTGACCTGCCCGCTAGCCGAGGCGGCAAAAACCGGCCCGATGATCGCCGAGGCATACGAATGGCTGGATGCCTTCGCGGCACGAAAGCCTGAGATTACATACGATCAGGTGGCGCACATTATCGCAGGACAAATCAAGAGACGCTTGGATAGAGCCCGCTCATCCAGCGAATAGGTAGGATCAATTTTAAGCAAATTCTCGGCAAGCGCCTGCTCGCGGCGCTTCAGGTATTCGACCTGCGCTTTGCTAAATTCTTGATAAGGGTCGCTCTCCTGTTCCAGACACATCGGGTATTTCCCCTATTATTGCCTGTATCAGTCGAATTCTAACGTTCCGGCGCGTGCGTCGTCACGAGCAATTTAACGTGGTCATGTCCGGTGCGCGTAATTTGCGACGCTTGCGTGACGGGAAAAATTTCCCCATGCTCGGGCGAGAAATTTTTCCCTGGGAGGACGCAAAAAATGAGGCGAGCACTCGAACCTTCCGAGGCAGTCCGAATCGCCATTCAATGCCTGAGCAGCGCCATAGCCTGCGAACGAATCGGGGTGCGTGCCCTGGTGTTGATCAATTCCGCCGCCGCCGCACTGATCGACGCCGGCCTCGACGATTGGGCCAGGCGCTGCGAGGAAACGGCAACCGACGCGGAACTAGCCAGGCTGATTTGCGATATGGCGACAGAGCGCGCGCAGTACGCTATGCCGGGAGCGGCGCAATGACCGACGAAGTGACTGCGGCTCTGGCCGCCGATCGGACTTCGCACCTGAGCACAACGCGCTATGTGCGCGAACTGGCGGCGCGCGGGGTGCCGGTGCTGCGGATTGCGCGTCTTGCGAACCTGCCGGCATCTGCCGTCGAGGCGATCATCGAGGGGCGACCGTGGCGACGTATGGCGGTCGCCGCGCCGAGGGTGGTGCGCGACCTGTTCGGGAGGCCGTGACGTGGCGCTTGCGCCACCAGCAATAGTGGCGCATCGTCATCGGCGCACTAACGGAGGTCGCTAGCGCAAAGAAAAACCGCCCGCAGCCGGGTAAGCATACGAGCGGGTTTCTTCGATCTAGACAATTGAAGATCCCCCAATCCGCATCGAAAAGCAAGCACCAATTGCCACAGGCGAGGTGCGCCCGGTCGGCGGTTTCCATTTGGGGACCGACATGTTCGCAATCGTCTCTTACAGCTTCGACGCCTACGCCGACCTCGATCCCGGCCCCTACAAGCTCTTGGTCGCGATGGCCCGCTACAGCGACAATGCCGGCGAGTGCTATCCGCTCTATCGCCAGCTCGCCGCCGACATCCGCAAATCGGTCGCCACGGTGTCGCGCTGGATGGCGGCGCTGGAAGAGGCCGGCTGTTTCACGCGTCGGCGCATGGCCGGCGGCGGGCGCTATCTCTACACGCTGGCCGAACGCTATCGGCCGCGCCTTCCGAACGTGAAAAAGCGATTTGCAGAGCGCGCAACAGAACAAGTAAACCCAGCTAAGCAATTTAAAAATATAGCGATTGGGGAAGGGGGAGCGCACACCGACGACCGCGACAGATGGCCCGCGCGCATCCGCTCGTGGCGCAAATCGCGGTTCTGGCTGCCGGGCTGGGGACCGAAGCCAGGCGAGGCGGGCTGTTTCGCGCCCGCGACGCTCCTATGATGGCCGCGAAACACAAGGGATAGCGTCAGAGCCGCAACACCTATGCGCGAATGACGCTATATCTAGCAAACGTTTCACGTGAAACACCTGCGATCAATTTTCTGGCCGCCATTAACAAGCCGGTAAGAAAGCCGCGCGCTAAATGAAAGCGGCGCCGAGCGGTACCTCAACCGCCCGGCGCCTGACCACAACCGAACGATGGGAGTTCGATCATGGCTTACCGCATTCTAACCGCCGCCGCCGTCCTCGTCGCGCTCGCCGCCCCGGCGCTGGCCCAGAACACGGCGAAATACGAGACCACGGTGAGCTGCTATTCCCACAGCAGCCGATCGAGCCGCAGCGGCAACTGGACGAACTGCACGCGGGAAACGAAGATTACGCCGCCGCCGCAGCCGTCAAAGCCGAACTGCGCCTATCTGCCGAACTTCGGCTCTGACCCACGGTGCCGCTGATGCTTACCGTCCAACGCGTCGCCCAAAGCATCCTGCTCGGGATGCTGACCTTTGCCGTGTTCGGTGTCGCCGGGATCTCGGCTATCGCCGGCAACACCAATCGGGCCGCCGGCTTTCTGCTGTTCGGGGCTTTGTTATGTTTCTTCCAGGCTTGGCTGAAAGGAAAATGGCTCAAGGAGGAGCAGCAGGCTAAGGCGCGTACCTGAGGCCAATCGCCGGTGCCATGCCGGCGATCGCCAGCAGAAACCAAATGACGATCAGCAGCGTGACGACGACTAGGACGACCTGCGCCAATTTCCCGACCGGCGGCGGCAGCGGGATCACCGTGGTGATCACGTACCAGATCACGCCGACGATCAGGAGGAGGATCAACAGGGTGATGAGCAGGCCGATCATTTGACGCCCTCCCGGTGTTAGCGCATCGCGAGTGCGAATGGCCTCGCATTAACGTGAGGTAATCCGATGCCTGAGAACCCACGCCCCGGCTCTGACGACGACCGCAACGACGATCCGAACCGGCGCGATCCTAACCAACCGCGGCAACCGGGTCAGCCGCCCCAGCAGCCGAACCCGACGCCGCCGCAGCGGTAGTTGTAAAGCCGCCGGCCGCGGCTGGTGTGCGTGGATGCAGCCGGCGACCCTACCCCAGCCGGACGGGGAAACTGCTCCCGGCTAGGATTTCTAGTGCTGAACCTTGATGACGCAGGCATCGACGATTCGCGCGACAAGCGCCATCCGCGCCTCGACCTGGGCGTTGAGAAACCACAACACCGCGCCCAAAAATAAAAGGTTCACCAAGCAGAGCCCTAAAAAGCTCGGCGGCACGACCGATAGGACTGCCCGGCTCGCCTCGATCAATCTGCCGGTGTTGCCGCCGTTCTGCTGGACGACGACGGTCGGCGCCGGCTCGCTCACACTCCCCACCGCATTTACCCCGAGTTAATCATAACCTGATTCTGCTTGGTGACGGGTGCGGCTGGGGTAATCAGCGTGGCCGCGGCACGGCTGGTCGCCATGATCCGGCCATTGATCACACGCACGCTCAGATCGGCGAGCGATCCCCTGGACGTAGCCGTAATCCGCCCGGCGATCGGCTGCACCAACGGGATCTGCGCCAGCCCCGCACGGCTGGTGCCGGTGATCGTGCCCGCCACCCGAACCACAAGGGTGGCTGGTGCGATCCTGGCCTCGCTGCGCGCATTGATCGTGCCGCTCAGCACGACCCCGGCAAATAGCACCGACGCTGCCCCGGCGGCCCAGGACTGTCCGGTGACCGTGCCGCTGAGCCCGATCCCCGATACCAATGCCTCGCGCGCGAGGCCGCCGACCCGGACTTCGCCGGTATCGCTTACCAGCGCTTCCCGAGCGAGGCCGCCTATGCGGGCATCGGTCACGCCGACCTACCGGCTAGGAATCGATCCTGACGCCGCTGGTCGCAGCGTTGATCGCGGCGCCGGTCCACGCCGCCCCGGTGGCCGGGTCGGTTTCCCAAAACGAACGCAGCCATCCATAGGTGGTGCCGAGCGCCTGTCCGGTGGTGCTGCCACCATCATCGGTGCCAGCCGAAACCACCCGCAGCGAGACCGTTCGTGCCCCGCTGTCGGATTTTTGCAGGTATCCTTTTAGGGCAACCGCATGCACGTTGGCCGGCATCGTGTTTAGCGCCGGGAAGTCGTACAAGTCTGCGTGCCCCGCCGTAGCATCGAATACAAAGCTGTACGGCCCAGGCGGCGGCTGCTGGTTGACTTCGGGATAATTGACAGCAACGCCGCTGATGTTGCCCCAAAGGTGATAACTTGACTGGCCCGTTGTCATTGTGGGGGCGGTGCCGGGCGCTCCAGAGATAAACGTTGCAGCCGCCCTGTACCCGGTGTTGTTTGCATCGGTAAGCGCAAGGGCGAGCGACAGATCAACCATGAACCCCAACCAATACGGGGTGCCCGCCACCAGGCTTTGCGGTGTCGTCAGCGGCATCGTTATCGTGGCATTAGCGGTGGCCCCGGTGATCGTCGATCCAGTGGACATGAGCGTCCCGGCCACGCCGCCACTGTCGGCATAAACAACCGGGCGATAGTTTACGCTTCCGTTGGAGATGCCCCCGATGATGATTGAGATCGAATTTAGCGTGCCAGCCTGGTTGGGAACAAACCTGCGCAATACCAAAGAATTCGCTGCCGGCGCGGCGGTGGTGCTGTTCCGCACGATAGGCGTACCCAAAACCGCCGCGCCAAACCCGAACTGCACGGCATTGTCGGCGCTCGGAAAGGTGGTTTCGATGCGCGGTGTGTTCAGCAACGCCGCATTGTTTCGAGAGCCGGTCGTATCAAATAGATATAAATCATCAAACGTTGTGATGCCGGTCGTGGCCCCATGCGCGAGCTGAATCCCGTTCGCATAGGCGTTTGCGGTTGCGGTGGTGTCTCCAGTTCCCGACAGGATTGAGACGCCATCCAGCCACACCTGATACGATCCGGTGGGAGCGTTTGCGAATGTGAAATCCCATTCGAGATAATGGGTCGTGTTTGCGGAGATCGTGGCGGTCGAGGTCGCGAGAGCCGTCCCGGTAATGGCGCCGTTTCTCACCGAGATCGTGCCGGTCGTGTTGACATTGATCGAGGCTTGCGCGGTCGTGCCATCGGTAAACTGGACGCCGCCCACCTGGGTGAGCGTGCTGGAAATGCGCACCCCGCCGATCAGGCGCGAGTAATTGCTGGAAAACGTCTTGAGTATGGAAGAGCCGGCCGATAGCGCCAACGCAAATCCCGTGGCGCTCAACCCGTTTGCGATGCCAATATTCGTAGCCACCGACGATGTCCATTCGCCGGCCGTCAGCAGCGTCGCGATAGTGGTGGTGAAAGAAGTGGCCGGGCCGTACTTGTCGAAACCGTCCAGAAACAGTAGCGCCATGTCACGCCGCCACAATAATCAGCGAGCCCGCCGGGAAGGCTGCTTGCGCGCCCGACGCAATGGCCTGCGAGACCAGTTTCCGCACCATGCCGTTGCCGGTCGAAGAGGTGTTGACCGCGGTCCCGCCATTGGTGACCGTAAAGGTATCGGTGCTGGGCGAGGCGACCGTCAGCACCCCGGTAAAATTTGATTGCGAGAACGTCGGGTTGACCCCGCCGTATTCGATCGACCATTCGACCAAGTCGCCAGCGGAATAACCGTGCGCCTTGGCCGTGATGACGGCCGCAGCGGCGGCCGACACGGTGGCCGGCAACCACGAATAGTTGCCCATGAAATCCCACGCCAGCAGATTCCCAGCAGAGGCGGCATCGTAAAGCCCGAATGCGATAACCGAGCCCCAGCTTGCGGCAGCGGTGGGAAAGGTCAGGGTGGTCGCGTTGGTGATCTGGCTCGGCGCCGACCCGGCCGCAGGGTTCCAATCCCCGGTTGCCGTTGCCACCCGGGCATACGACCCGCCGCTGACTTCGGTAAAACCGGTGCCCGCATCGCTGCCGACCGCGGTGAACAGCGCGACATACGCAGTCGGCATGCTTGGCAGCGCCGCCCGGCCGGTGATGTAATCGAGAAAGCCGCGTGCTGTCCGGTCGGTAAACCCGGTCATGTCTCATACCCCGCCAACGACATGTGAAAGTCCGCCGCGGTTGCGTCGGCCGCAGCTGGCCCGCGCACCCGCAAAACATCACCTTGCGCAAAAGTTATTACCGCCTGGGTCGAGAACGACGCGGAAAGCGCGCCCGCCGCCAGCGTGATCGTCGCCACGTTGGTGAAGGCGCTTGGTGATGCGGCGACAGCCCTGGCCAGCGCGATGACAGTAGACCCCGTAGCCGCCACCGCTACCCCGGCGGTGCTGCTATGCCCGAGATAGGCGCCGAAATTCGCCGGCAAGCTCACCGATTTGGAGAACTTGTGGTACAGCAGGTTCTGCGAATTGACCATCACCCCCGGCACGTAGGCGCCGATGTTGTACCGCGGCCTGACGTTTTCGAATTTCCCCGACGATGTGTTGTAGGACAGTGTGTCCTGCGCTTGGGGCGCGGAGATCGCTAGCAGGCCGCCGGCATTTGTTATCCAAGATGGATCGCCGGTCGCGCCGCCGGTTTGCAGCACTTGACCGGCAGTCCCTGGCGCCAGCGCTACCCAACCGCTGTTGGTGCGGTACATCAGCGAGCCGCGGGAACTCGACAGGATCGCATCGAGAATATTGGTCAGCGTCTGCCCGGTCGGCACTGCGGATGAACCGGAAATATTGGCGACGATCCGCAGGTTCGGCGTGGACGACCCGGTGATCGGTGCGTTTTGCCAGGACGGGTTCGCCGCCGCGCCGCCGGTGGTTAGGATCTGTCCACTGGTCCCGGGCGCCAGCGCCACCCACCCGGTCGCGCTGCGGTACAGCACCGAGCCCTGCGTCGCAGAGACCGCCGCGTCAAACAGCAGCGACACCGTGGTCGGCAGCGGCGCCGCCGATGAGCCGCTGATGTTGGCCAGGACGTTGAGGTTGGCGATCGCGGCCAGCGATACCGTGCCGCTCCCGGTGATCGGCGAGCCACCCGTCGAGATGCCGGTGCCGGCAGTAACGCTGGTGACCGTCCCAGAGCCCGAGGGAGCATCCCAAACCGCGTCGGCCCCAATCCCCTGGGTTTTTAGAAACTGGCCATTGGTGCCCGGCGCAAGGCTCACCCAACCCGCCCCGGTACGGGTCATGATCGTGCCGCGGGCGCTGGACAGCACATGATCGAGGTAGGCTGTCAGCGTCGTCGGAGTCGGCGCCGCCGACGCGCCGCTGGCATTGGCCAGCAATGCGTTATCCGCTATCGCGGCCAGCGATACCGTGCCGGTAGCGACGATCGGCGCGCCGCCGGTCGAGATGCCGGTGCCGGCAGTGATCGAGGTAACGCCGGAGCCGCCGGTATTCCATACCGGATCGCTGCCGGCGCCGAGCGTTTGGAGGTAGTACCCCGAAGTGCCCGGCTGCAATGCGTCCCATCCCGCGCCGCTGCGATAAAGCAACGTGCCGCGCGTGGTGGTGGCTAGTACGCTGTCGAGATAATCAGAGAGCGTGTTGGGGATGGCCGGCCCGGTGACCCCCGAGATATTCGCCAGCAGGGTTTTGTCGGGAGCCGTCGCGCCCTCGGGCAGCGCGTCCACGTAGGCTTTGGTTGCAACATCCGAAGGATTTACCGGCGGCGGCATTCCGGTAATCGTGCCGCCGAGGATCGAGACGCTTCCCGCCGCCTGGAACGCCATCGTGCCAAGCGTAATGTTGTGCCAGAGGGTATCTGCGCCGTAGTTCAGAAAATCGCCCACTGCCAGGGCGGTCAGCTGAACGTCGGGCAACCCGCTAAGACCGGTATCAACCGAGCCGAACAGCTGAAGGTAAGCCGGCTGCCCATCAACCTGATAGAGGTCATCCCAAAACGCGCCGCTGACATGCGACACGAGCACCATAAAAATACCAGTATGGGTAACTGTAAAAACATCCAGTTCGGCATATGACGTATTGGGTTGCCACTCGCCCCGCCACCGGAAGGTAAGCACCGGCAGGGTAAATGGCCCCATCACGGTGCCGTCAGTTAACGTGATATACATCTGCGTCCCGCTGACGCTGATGCTTTCTATGCCATTCGGCACTGCCGGGTTGGTTTCAAGGTCAACGATCGCCTGGGCGATCGCCCAGAAATTAGAATCGACCTCGGACGGCTGAAGATTGCTGCCCTTGCCGGGTCCCCAGGCGCCCAAAGTTCGATAGGTAAGATCCACTACTCCTCTCCGCTATCGTCGGCGATAAGATCGCGGCGTTATCAAGCCGGGCGGCTGCACCAGACGGGAGGCGCTTGCAGGTCCCGAGCTCGATCCCGAAGCTCCACCGCTTTCCGGTGGCGATATCGGGTATCGTACAAACGGATACCACGTGCTCCCGGGGGGCGGCGGGCGGTGCGGTTGCGGTGGCGGCCCGCCAGTGGTTTGGTTATCACAAATGGCCTGGATTGTTACTTTTGCCGCGCCCAACGGCATCGACCGCGTAGTGCGTCGGCCGAATACTGTAGCGTCAGGCCCACCCCAAAACCCAACGAAGGTATAGAAATCATTTGGGATCTCGCAACTCACAGACCCGCTACCGACGATGGTTTCCGAGGGCGCATCGTCCAGCTTTACAAAATTAGGGTCGATACCGCGGTAGATATCGATACCGATTGGGTCCATTATCGGCACGAGGGCGGCCTCCTCGCCGCCGCCGCCGCCGCCGCCGCCGCCAGCGGGGGAACTGCCCAATTTGTCAACGTAATCCCACCAGTGATCCCAAGGAATCCCCGCACCCCCGCTAGTATCGCCGACATACGGCACCATAAGAGGTTCGAGCTTTATCTGAAACGCCCTCGCCCCCAATCCCCAATAATATAAATCATCCCGAAGCTGGTCTTCGTAAATTGCGGGCCAAAATTCGTTTACAGTATAATTGGGCGGCTTTCCGGTAAGTTTACCCCCCAAGTCGATCCCTGCCACTATGATCGCCATCGGCTGGTACGTATCCATGAACCAGCGCGAGCTGCCTATAAATGGCGCGGGAGTGGGAATAACCGTTTGGCCGCAGGGGTCAAACGGATAGTCCGGGGGCACCTCGGGCTCGTCATCCTTGCGCTTCCAATGCACATCGACGATGCGCTCAAACCCGCTTTCGGCGTAGTAGGGCATAGGGTCGTCCGTTATCAGGTATTGCCAGACGACAAGTCTTGCGTGTTCAAGTGCCAAATGGCTTGGTAGCCGGGGACAGCCTGTACCATGCTGAAGTTTTTTAAATAGGGATCGAGCTCATCGGAGAGATATGTTTCTGATTTATACATCGTCTGAGCCAAGACATAGCTGTTATCATAGCTTTTGCCGTCAAGTGTGATCTTATGCGGACGATCGACATCGACATATGACTCGCCGTCATTGCCCGTGATGCGTATCCGGTCGTTGTCGCGCGTTTGCTCCGTCAGTTCTTCCTTTCTGGTATTCACCACGGTATCCGGGTTGACGAGTTTGGTAGACGGCATCGTGCCTTGGCCGCCCCAAACGATACGCGCCAGTTCCGGTGTCCGCTTCGGCGTGCCGGGGATGGCAACATTGCCGAGCGAGCCGGGTGAGGCAAACGGTCTCACAATGTATTCAAAGCCGTGCGGCATGGTTTACCTCTGTCGTGGCCGCCAGGCGCCCTGCACCTGGCCCGAGAGTTCACCGAGCGCGATGCTCCCAATCGGCGCGTTGAGCACCGACTCGGCGCTCGACTCGGGATCGAGCAGCACGTCGCCGGCCCCGAGATCGATGGTCTTCGGCAGCGACAGCGGGGTCAAAGCTGGCAGGAAATCGGTATGAAATTCGCTGCCGGCGACCGGCTTCAGATCCAGCGTTACCTTCGTGACCATCATGCGCATCGCTGTCAGCGGGTCACCCTCGACCGGCGAGACGACGCCCTGAAATTCATCAAGCTTGGCGACCTGATCCAGCATGCCGTTGACGACGGTGCAAAAATTCACCGCGTTCTCTTGGCTCAGGTTGGAGAGGTTGATGCCGTCGTCGTCGATAGGCGTCGCCTCTAATGTTTCGTAGGCAAACTCGTCTTCGAGCAGCGGGTATTGCGCGCCGGCGTAAACCTGCCAGCCGGGCTCGACATAACCCTCGTCAACGTATGTCGGCGTCCCGGCCGCGGCGATGCTCGGCGTGCCGTTGCCGATACAGCACCCGAGCGTGAACTCGCCGATCTGCACGCCGTCTGCGACGCGCAGCGTGTAGCTTTTGACCTTGCCGACAGCCGAGCCGCCGGGCAGCCGCCGGTCGAGCAATTGCACGTTGTGCTTGAGCCCCAAGCCGAGCGCCAAGTGCCACGGCACGGCAAAGGTCACATCCACCGAGCGCGCCCGCGCGCGGAGTTTCGCGCGAGCCGCCAACAGCAGATATTCAAAGCTGCGCGCACCTCGGTCGGTCTGAAAATAGCTCCTGTACGTCAGGCTGCCGATCGGCAACGCGCCGCCGGGATCGACGCCCTCCCCGACATAGTCGCTGGTAAGCTCGATGGTTTCCTGGTCCTGGTCGCTGCTGTCGGAAAGCTGGCGCTGCACGTCGGCCGTCATCACCGCGGCCACGGTCTCGGTGCGGCGCCGGTCGGCGTCGTACTGCACGCCCATGCGGAACTTGAGCGTGTGCGTCGGAAAGCTGGTTACGACCTGCACCAGGTGACCCTTATTCAGGAACTGCATGACGCTGTCGGAATAAGGGTTGTAGTCGCCGCCGCCCCCGAGCACGTTGTTGGCGGTCAACTGGTTGCCGGCGTTCGTGGCATACGACACGTCGTAGTTCATCTCGGTGAACCAGCCGCCTTTGTTGTTGGCGGATGCTTCCATGATGTAGTTGAGCGGCTGGCCGTCGCCGCCTTCGCCGGGCGGGAACGACCAGCCGCCGCCGATCGACGTGCCCGCCTTCGGCCACGCATTCAAGAGACCGTCGCCCGACAGCACCTGAATCAGACCGCCGCCAGTGTAGCCGTACACCGAACTGGTCGGCGTCGAAGCCAGCACTCGGCCATAAGGCGCGCCGGCCTGGTCGCGAAATGCATTCAATATGGTTTGCGTGATGTCGATGATGCCGAACGCCTGCTGGCTCCAGTTGACCGTGCCCGACACCGTGACCGCGCTCAGCGGCGGTTGGCCGTAGGACATCGAGAAATTGTCGTAGAGCGCCACATCCTCGCCGACCGAGACGGTGCCGGCCTCACCCTGGATAATGTCACTGGTCGTCAATTCCAGCGTGCAGCGATCGACGTGCCAGAGCGCCGAGTAGCTTTCGAGCACCGTGTCGGCGCCGATGTCGGCGGAAAGCCAGACCGGGTCATACCACGGCAGCACTTTCAGTGACTCGGCCAGCGCCGTCTTCTGCACCAGGTAGTCGTCGGGCCGCGCGATAAATTGAAGCTGCACGCCCTCGCCCGCGCTGAGCCTCGGCACGCCGATCAGCCGCCCGTTGAACAGCGGCACCAGATCCGGCGCGGCGCCGCCTTCGGGCGTCCACGCCTGGTCCCACGACAGCCAGCACCACAAATTTCGGCCCGGTGCGAGCAAGCCGACCATCGGGTTCTTCAATTCGATGGTCAGCGTCGCGAAGTCGCCCTCGTTGTGCTGGATCTCGACGCTCAGCACGTCTTCGTCGAACCGGCCGTGCGACGCCGGATCCCACGGCCCGTTCGGCGTCCTCGGTCCGGTGAAGGTCAATAATGCATTTGCTGCCGCGCTGCACGGGAAGTCGAGCACGATGCTGGTGGCACCGGATGCCGGCGCCATGAAGGTGCTGCCCGCCACGATGCCGTTGCCGGCGGCGTTGTAGATCAGCCCCGGCAACAGGCTGCCGAGCGCCGCGCTCGGGATGTTGCTGACGATAGTGCTACCGGCTGCGGTCGTGCCGGTCGTCACGACCGTCTGCTGGTCTTCTATCGTGCCGCCGGCCCAGGCGAAGGCGAACGGCCCCGGCACTACACTTCCTCCAGCGCCAGCGACCAGGAGACTTCGGCCGCCCACTCGCTGCGCTGCACCTCGTATTCGACGACGAGCATCGAGAGGCGCGGTTGGTAATAGGTGTAGTCGCCCTCGACGCGGGCGCTGCCCGGCACGCCCGGCCGGGACGCCACGGTGCCGGTGCGGTGCGCCAGTTCCACCATGCAATCGACGCTGACCAGCATGCCGACCCAAAGCCCATCGAGCGCCGGCGGCGCCTGATCGTTGCCGGATATCTCGACCCGGTATTTCCGCATCTGGATCGCGGCGAGGCTTACCAGGGTGCCGTTGACCGTCCTGGCCAATTTGTCGTCGCCGCGCGCCATCGCGATCGGCGACAGCGTGCCCTGTAGGCCGCGCGCCGAGAACGGGTTGACGCCCGGTGCCGTGTCGGCCGGAAAGATGATGTTGAATTCGGTCGGCGTCGCCGACGTGATCATCGCCCGCCGTACCAGCTAGGCTTGACGCCGGCTGAGCGCACGTGCTGGCGGTGCGCCTCGACGACCAGCGCCGAAACCACAGCCGGCGCGCCATTCAAGGGAAACGAGTTGCCGCCGATGTGCAGATGCACCGGCTGCCCGCCGCCGGCCGCCCCGACAAGCCCGCCCTCGGCGAAGCGCGGCAGACCGGCCGAGTTCATCGCCGCCAGCAGTCCCGCTCCCCAATGCCGCACGGCTGCGGCGCGCATTACGAATTCGCCGTTGCTGAGCCGCGCCAGGATCGAATCGCTGGTGCCGGTGCCGGCGCCGCGCACCCAGCCGCCCGACGCATACGTGACAGGGGGAGGTGGAATAGCCGCCTCGGCCGCAGGCGAGCCGCCGGGAATCGCGCTGGCAACCGCCTTCGCTGCACCAATCAACCAGTTGAAGGTGGCGCTCGCCTTTTTTGTGATCGCATCGAACAGTGCGCCGATATCGCGCCCGAGTATCAGCAGTGCTTCTTTGAAATTGGTTAGTCCGGTGGAGAGGTTGCGGATAACGGCAGCCAGCGTCGGAAACGTCGAGATGACGAGCGGCTGCACGATGCTTTGGATAGCATCGCCGAGATCCTTCCAGGCTTTCTCGTATTCGGTGAGCGGCTTTATCGCGTTGTCGTCAACGGCGCGCCCGGTCGCGATCAATTCCTGGCGCATTTGCTCCCAGGCGCCGCTCTTGGCGATGCGCTCCAGCACGATGGCAATCTGACCGTATTGGCGGCCCCAGACCTCGACGCCGAGCGCGGTGCGCAGTTGCTCGTCCTTGACGTTGACGAGCCGCTTGGAAAACTCGACCAGCAGATCGACGGTACTTTTGAATTTCGCCGGGTCCAGCTTCAGCGTGCCGAACGGATCTTTAATATCGACGATCTTTTGAACGCCGCCGCGGAACACATTGACGCTGCTCGTAGCGTCCTGAACGGCGCCGCGAAGTACATTAACGCTGCTGGCGGCACCCTCGGCGCCGCGCATGACGTTGACACCGAAATCCGACTTGCCGAGTTCGCCGAGCTTCTGCCGCGTGTCGGCGACGCGATCAACGAAGCGGACCAGCATCTTTCGCGCGTCGTCGGTTTTGACGCTGGCATCCTCCATAAACTCGGTGAATGCCTGCACGTCGATCGGCTTCAGGCCGGTCGCGGCCGACGTGTTGCGCAGGTCGATCAGGTTCTCGGTAACGCTGCGAACCGCATTGGCGACGCCCATTGCGGCCCCGGCGAGCCCGGCTGCCGGAAGCAGTGTCTTCAGCGACATGAACGCCCGGCCGACACCGGCAACCGCGGTCGAAAGCCCGGCCATTTCTCGGCCGGCGGCGGCGGCCACGCTGTTGTGCTGTGCCAGTTCGCGCCGCAGCGTCGCGGCCGATCGGGTTGCCCCGTCGAGCTGCCGCGCCAACTGGTCGAGCGCGCCCCGGTCGCCGGTTCGCTGCGCCTCGCGCGCCGCAGCCGTCAACTCGCGCCCAAGCTTGCGCACCTCGGTCTGCGCCAGCGCGAGATCGGCCCGCAGCTTGGAAGTGTCGGCGCCTATCTGGATGGTGAGATTGTCAGCCATCAGCCAGGTCTTTCAGCGCGTCCTTTATGGCTTTCTCGCCACCCTGCGCGGCGAGAGCGTGGATGCTCAGTTGCTCGGCGAGTTCCCGCCGCCGGCGCTCGGCGGCGATGGCGATAAAGGCGAACGCCTGGCGCGGCGTGTAATCGAGCACGTCGCGAGGCGAGTGGCCGGACGCGATCAATTGCTCGGCGGCGGCGGCGAGGTCGTAACCGCTTCCCTGCCATAGAGGCGGCCGTTTACGCCGCCCTCGTGGAGCAGCATCGCGAGCCGTTCGAAAAAAGGGGGTGTTATCGTCAGTTCCTTGACCGCCAGCAGACAGGCGACGGTGTCGTCTGCCGACAGCACGTCGGCGATGCGCTCGGCAGCTTCCGGCTGCCCGGCCGCCTCGGCGATGATGGCGGCGATCGCATCGGGCATTTCGGTCAGTAGCACCGCCAGGTCGAAATCCGGCGCGTTCGGCGAAAAGAACTTGCGCAATTCTGAAAAGCGCAGGAACAGCTCGGCAATGTGCCGCAATCCGAGGCCGCGCAATTCCAGCGAGCCCTGCGCGATCTCGACGGTGCGCGTCTGCGGTACGATGTCGGCCAGCGAAACCATTTACGGACCCACAACCGCCTCGCCCAGAAATGCGAGCATTAGATTTTTATAAGTGAACTCGTCCATTGTGATGTTGAGGCTCGCATTCTTCTCGGTGATCACCTCTAAATCTTTCGCGCGCACGCCGTAGCGCGAGCTGAAATGCGGCAGGGTCTGGATATCCGGTGCGAATTCAAAAACCGGGACGTTGCCGATGTCCGTGAACGTGCCGGTGCTGCCGATGTCGATGCTGACCACGCCCTTGCCGATGTAGTACTGCGACGTGAGCGGACTGACCAACGCAGTATCGGGATGCGTCAGCGTGCCGAAGATGCCGGTGTCGTCCACCAGCACCTCGCCGGTTATCTGAAGCTGGCCCCATTCTTCTTGTATCAGACCGATCGGATTGGCCGGGCGGAACATCACGTTCGGAAAATCGACTTGCAGCATCGGGCCGACAGCGTTTGCCCCGACGAACTTCACGGCGCCGAAGATTTCGCTCGCGGCGTAGATGTTGAAGGTGCCGGCTGCCATAGCGGTTCTCCTTAGAGCGCGAAGGTGGCGGTGTGCGGAGCGACGAGGATCTTCAGCGGCACCACAGCCATTGCGAGCTGCGCGGTGTGGCCTGGATCTTTTTGCAATTCGCCCTCGATGCGGGCGTAAATGACGCCGTTCAGGCCGAGGTTCTGGCGAAAGGCCGTTGGCGAGTTCAGCGCGCCTTCGATGCCGTCGATCAGTGTGTTGAGCGTGGCGGCCGGGATGGCGTTTTCGGTGGCGGCAACTTTGGTGTAAATCCAGGCTTCGCAGTTCAGCTCGATGTTGGTTGCGCCGGTCGAGCCGCGGAACGGATGGACTTCGTTCAATTCGAGCAGATAGAGTGCCGGCATGTCCTGCTCGGCGTTGGCGTCACGCAGGCGTCGCGCCGTGGTCTGAAAACCTTGCAGCAGCGCCGCCGCGGTGCGATCGGCGTCGGCCGGCAGCGACAGCGTGACGGTCGGCGAGATCGTGGCAATTGTGGCGTCGGCCGGTAAGCCGTCACCGGCCACCGGCATGCCGACCATGAGCCCCGACGTGTCGCTGACATTAGCGAGCGTCGCGTCGCCGGTCGTCGTATCGGCGGTAAAGGCGAACACCAGCGGCGGCGCCGTCAGTTTCTGGAACAGCGCCGTCATGATGGTTTCGCGGTTCATTTGAGTGCGTCGCGGGCGAACTGGCCGAGCACGAGCGCAAGTTCGCGGCGCGCCTTCGGGATCATCGCGGTCGCCGGCGTGCGCAGGAACCGCTGCGCGGTGATGCCGCCCCGTCGCATGTAGCCCTGCACCGCGGTGCCGCGACGGGTGTAGCCGCGCACCGAATAGCGTTTGCCGGTGCTGCCGTATTCGAGCGCGCCGGCGGCAGCGGCGGTGTTGTGGTCGCGGGTGCGGAGCACCCGTACCCGGCCGCGCACGTATTGCTTGGCCTCGTTCACATCGACAAAAGATGTCGTCAGCCGCCGCAGCCGGCCGGTGCGCACCGGCTCGCGCGCCTCGACCTTTGCCAGCAACTCGTTTGTCAACTCGCGGATCTTTGTCACCAGGCGGCGGCGCAATTCCTTCGGCAGCGCGTCGAGCCGCAGTCGCAGGCGGGTGTCGTTAACGTCGATGCGCACGTCGATGCCGCTCATCCGACCATGCCCCGCCGGTATGGGTTTAAGAGGCTGGCGATGTCCTGCGGCAGTAGCGATGAGCCCGGCACGCCGCCGACCCAATATTCCTGACGGCCGAGGCCGGGTGATTCCGTCGCGCGCAGCATCGGGTCGCGGCCCCGTCCGGCGTTCTCCATCGTGCAGAGATCGAGCACCGCCTGTTGCACGTCGGCAGGAATCACATCGAAGCCGGCATCGTAGCTGACGGTGAGGCCGGTGCTGTTCGACCACGCCGTCGTGTCGCCGACCCGCCACAGGTGGCCCGGCAACGGTTGCAGCGCATAGCCAGCGCTGTCCATAACGACGCCGTCGAGTTCGACCATCAGCGATGCGGGATCGATCGGGGCCATCGACAGCACCAGCGGCTCGTCGCCCATGCCGTTGACACCGGCGCGAAAGACATCGGCATACCCCTGCTTGGCGAAGATGCGATTGCAATACCGCTCGGCCGCCAGCGACGAGCGCGCGATCACCTTCGTGTACCAACCGTCGTTGGCGGTGTCGCCGGGACGCACGCGAAGCTGCTCACGCAGATCGTCGAGCGTTACCAGATTGCGCTCGGCGGCCGACGTTACGACGGTGCTGTAGAGCGGGATCATCGCGATTCCGCGTGGTACTGCTCGAACAGCGCCGCGAGGTCGAGCGGCGGGCCGCTGCGTCCATCGGTCATGATCGGCGTCACGCGGTAGCCATCGATTACCCAGCCGGCGAGATCGGCGCCCGGCTTGCCGGGATCGCCGCGTTCGCCCTTCTGTCCGCGGCTACCTTGGCCGGCGCTGAGCGCCCAGCCATCGCCGGGCAGCGGGCCGGGATCGTCGCGGCGTGCCCGCCACTCGCTGCCGCCGAACGCCACGAGGTCGTGCTTGCGATACGTCCCGTCGGGTTGCCACAAGCCGCAAACCTCGCCCGCGTAGGCATCGGCCCCAGCGGCCCCCGGAGCCGCCAGGATGGCCCAATCCTCGTGAGGCGGCTCCCGTGCCGTGTCCTTGGTTGCCTGCCACGTAGCGCCATTGTGGGCGACCACAGAGCCCTCGTAATGCACCCGGTCGTCCCAGGCGCCGGCCGCCGGGAATTTCGCGCTCGGCGGCAGGCTTCGGACAGCGCGCACTTCCTCGATGGCGCGGGTCGAGAGCGCCAATGCAGCGCGGATTGCCCGCCAGAGGCTATCGCTCATGCCGCAAGCAATAGGACAACGGCGTTGTCATAATCGGTCTGCCCCTCTCCCTTGGCCGTGCCGGCGGCGAGGCCGGCGGTGAACGCCAGCACCGCGCCGGGCGCCGCCGCATTGACGCGCCGGCCGGTGACAGCGTGCGCACGGCCCGGCTTCAGCGATACCCACAGGTCGAATTCTGCGCCCGGCGCCCATGCCGGATAGGACGGCCGCCCGCCGATAACGAGCGGCGGCAGCACGCCCTCGCCGCTGGCCGCACCGGCGACCAGCGACAGCGACAGCGGCAGGATCGCGCCCGGCGCCAGCGCATCGGCCGCTTGGCTCGGAAGCTGTCCAAGCGCCCATACGCCGAGCGCGCCGTGGCCGAGCATTTAGGCCGGCGGCGGCAGGTTGCCGGTCAGCCCCGGCGGGCGCGGGTAGCCGTGTTTGTCGCACCAGAGGGCAACGTCGTAATCGCTGATCGTGGCGGCGGCGTAGACTGGCATGACGACGGCAAACGCGCCGTCGATGTCGGCCGCCAGCTCGCCCTCGGTGTCCTCGGCATTCCAGGCGTTGAGGTGGTCCCGTATCCGGGCCGTGATGCCCGGCGTTTCGATCAGGTACGCCGTTACCTGCTGGGCGTAGGTGGAGCCCTGGATCGGCGACCGTTCAGCCAAGAGCCGCTGTTGGACCGTGGCGATCTCCGGTGCGGCATCGGTCGGCGGCAGGGGCAAGGCCATCGTATAGGCGGCCCAGGCGGCCATGCGGGCATAGGTCCGGTCAACGCAGACCGACTGCCGGGGGAACTGGGCAACGCACTCATCGACAGATGCGGCCATGCCTATTTCCCTTCCTTTAACGCTTGGAGTTCAGCCGCCAACTCGCGGATCGCATTGATGCAGGCGTAGATCAGCAGGCCCGGCGACAGTGTCTTGATCTCGCCATCCCCGACAATCTCCGACAGCCCCGCCGCCTCGACCTCCTGCGCGATCAGGCCGATGCGCTCGATCCCGTCGTCAACCGTGCCGCCTTTGCCGTTGTACCGATAGCGGCGGGGCCGCAGCGCCAAGAGCGCGCCCAGCCCGTCAGTGTAATCGACGACATCGCGCTTGACGGCAGCGTCGGAAATGGTCGCCCACGCCCCGCTGACATTGTAAGTGCCGCCCGCGTCGAACCGTGCGTAAGTCGTGCCGCCGCCGACACTCTCGAAATAGTGGGCCGTGTTCCGGTAGTGGTTCTCGGCCGGCGTGCCGCCCAGGAATATCGACTGCGCCCCGTTGCCGGAGATCAGATACGTCCATGTGCCATCGCTCATCGCTACCCGGCGTGAGGTATTGCTGAGCAGATACCCGGCGTTGTCGATGCCGCCCAGCGAGACACCGCTGGCGTTCTGGACATAGAATGCGTTGTTGCCGCTGCCGAGGTGAACCACGGTACTGTTCGCATCGGCGTAGAGAAACGGCCCGCCGCTGGCGTTAACCGTGCCGCTGCCGTTGGCCAGGTACAGATAATTGCCGCTGATTGTGACCTGGGGCGTCGTCAGTCCGCCGGTCATCGTATCCCCGGCAACCTCGACGAAAGGTGCGG